GTGCACCTAAAGTCAATGCCTCTGTGGGTGGTAGCAAAACATCACAGCATTGTATTGGATGTGCAGCTGATATAAGAGTAACTGGTATGACACCAGATGAAGTAGTGCGTGCTATCATTAAGAGTGATCTACCTTATGACCAAGTGATAAGAGAATTTGATTCATGGACACACATCTCTATCCCTAATCGCAAGGAAGATAAACCTCGTAAGATGGCTTTAATCATTGACAACTTTGGGACTAAAAAATATGGCAGTTAGTTTATCTAGTGGTCGTGGTGAAAAGTTACCTGTATCTAAAGGGGCAGAACTTACAGCAAAAGGAAGAGCTAAATACAATCGTGCTACAGGCTCTAAGTTAAAACCTCCAGCACCTAACCCTAAAACAAAAAGAGATGCAGCTCGTAAGAAATCTTTTTGTGCTAGAATGTCTGGTATGCCTGGACCTATGAAAGATAGCAAAGGCAGACCTACAAGAAAAGCAGCATCATTAAGACGATGGGGGTGTGGAAGATGAAGCCAGGTTTATATGCAAATATCCATAAAAAAAGAGCACGCATAGCTCAAGGTTCTGGTGAACGTATGAGAGCACCTGGAAGTAAAGGTGCCCCAACAGCTAAAGCATTTAAAGAATCAGCAAAGACAGCTAGAAAATCTAAACGTTAAGGAGCAGGGACTAGCTGTCCTTCAAACGTATATGTCCCAACGTGAGCTAGACGAACCCATGGAGCTCCCCATACCTTTATCCCGTTTAAACGTGCTATACGACAAAAATGATAATCCTCAGAAAGTAACCTATTGGTTTCTGGTTCAATCGAAGTCGCAAAGTATTCCACGATGGGAGCCTGAGCCTTTATCGATCCTCCTAGATCAGTCACATCATTATTATATGTAGGGCATACATTTTTTAGTTTCTCAAAGACTTCTCGTTTAATTAACATAAAGCCTGTGCCACCATTCCATATCTCTACTGGCTCATTCAAAGGCACCACAGTTTCCCCAGCATAACCTACAAGATTAACCACAAAAGAACCTGTGTAATACTTTAGCTCTTCTGTCTTAACATTATTCTCAATAGCTTTCTTAACACTAGGAAAGTTGATTTCCTTTTTAGGATACAAACCACAGATAATTTCTTTATCAGCTTCAATCATCTTTACTAGATCATTTGGATTAAATCGAATGTCACTATCAATAAACATCATGTGTGTGGCATCAGAGTTTAAGAAGCCATGTGTTAAAGCATTGCGTGCTCGTGTGATAAGGGATTCATTAAACATAAAACTAAATATAGATTCAATATTGTTTTGATCTAATACTCTTTGAAGCATTAAGATTGATTGAGTGTAGTAGCCATAACATTGACCACCATACATAGGTGTTGCGATAAATACTTTTGCCATATAAATCCCCTTAAATAAAATAAGTGAGGATACCTGAAACGTCTCCTCGTAACGTTCTAACTAACCACAGGGCGTGGTTTCCCATTCAGGCTTGGGGGGTTTTATAACGATCAACTCTAACAATTGCCCCACCACCTGATACGATTTCTTTGCGTTCAATCACTAGACGATAGACTTGCTTGTCATCATTATACAATCCTGCATCTTGCAGTGCATCTAAAATAGATTTACAGCAATTATCTATATCCATTAACCTTTTGTTTCTAGGATATAAGTCGATGTGAACTTCTAGTAATTCATCTCCAAATGACTTGGCTTTAGCTTGTATGATCTCTAACCACACAGCTTGTTTAAACGCTTTGCCACGAGCCGAGATGAATCGTCTATGTCCTGATGCTATCCAATAGTTATTGACTGATGGAGGATAAGGCAAATTTAATGTGACCACTAAAAGGGCACATCCTCATCATCAAACTCTCTTGTATTTACTTCCTTAGGATACTGAGCTTGTCTTTGTTGTTGCTGATCGAAGCGGTATGTATCCTCTGATAAAGTAATGAGAGTGCCATTAGCATTAGTGCGTTGCCATGCACCTAATTGAATTGTGTCGCCAGCTTTGTAGTCACGCTTAATCACAAGCTTACCTGTGAAGTGTGGTGCCTTCTCTGACTTCATATTCTTATTGGTTAATAAACTTCCTGTGCCGGGTTTGTGTATAAACTCTGCCATGACTATTCGCCTTTCCTAATTGATGTTGTTATTTTTGTAATTTCTATTTGTTCTAATGCTGACAACTTGTGGATTAAATCGATGTTAGCATCTCTTAAATCATCAAGCTTGTGTCCCTTATCCTCTACTGAATACTTAGTGCTAGTCCATATCTTTCTATACAAATCTGTATAGGCTGTGATCCATTCCTTGTTGGTAGCATACTGAGCATAAGGCTCATCGCTTCCAGGAATAAAGATAGGAATAGATAGTTCATTGAAAGGTTTGTCATCCTTCATGTCATCAAAGTCTCCAGCTTTTCTAGTGATCGCTTGGATGGTAGGAGTGACATCAACTTCTTGTGGTTTGCTATCGAAGTCTTGTATCTCCTCAGGCGTGTAGGTGCCAACTACACACCCTGGAAATACAGTTCGAATACCCTCACTGATTACCCTAGCTCTTAACATAGCTCTAGGATACTTAGCCCAATTATCCTTGCCAGCTAAACCAATACGCTTGGCTTGTTCGAGTGTCCATGTCAATTCAATCGAACCGCCATTGGGATGGGAGAATATACCAGTGACTTTCTCATCAGTATAATCTTTCCATTCCACTTTACCCCCAGCGCTTTGAAATCTAGCGAGCATGGCATCAGCTTTTAATGCTGGTCTGCCTTGGATAATATGGTAGTCCCGTGCAGCCATGGCAGGATGCAGCCCCTCAGCTTGCGCGATTGCCATGAGTGCTAGGACTTGTTCAGGTGTTTGCATACCGAACAGCTTTGATTTGGCTATGGCGTCTGCCATGCCTTTCATTTCTTCAAACGGAATGATGTTGCTCATCTTATTTTTACTCCCCTGTGGTTAGAAATCTTTTTAATGTTGCTCCATGTTGTTGTATTGATATAGGGTTGCATATTCCTAGCCCTAATCTCTTCCTTTTGTAGTATCCAATCCAATTGCATACGGACTGAGTGTGGATATAATTTTCTAGCTTTCTCTACAAATTCTTTCATATTAAGTCGCTGCCTTTCTTAAAGAATATTCAGCAATTCGTTTGGCTCCCCCCCTCCCAGAAATTTTCACGATTTTGCAATCGATCTCATTTCCTTGTTGAGCTAAATCATAAATACGAGCTGCTAACCTAAAACATCCATAAAGCTTCAGTGCTTCAATGGCTGTAATTGTTTTATGTTGCTTTAAGTGTGACAAAATTTCTCTTGCTTGTGAATCCATTTTTTATCCCCTAAAAGTTAGATTATTTGACAAGGAACCGCCTTGACCCCGGCATTTCTACTATAAATTGCTCATACACTTCTGGCATAGACTGTTTAAACAGATCAGAGCTAAATCGCTTTGATGCCTTAGCAGCACGCCATGTCACTAAAGTTTCACCACTTACGCTTACAATATCAGCGTAATCTTGCATAGAGGCTCGTATAGCAGTCTCTATTTGTTCTGCTTTCTCTTCATATTGCTTCACAAGCCCTTTAATCTCTTTTAATTGAGCTATGGCTGTTTCCATGGCTTGTGTAGCTATCACAGATTGACCATTGTCTTTTGGATAGATCAATTTGGTTGCTTCCAAGGTTTCAGGTGCTGGAAGTGTGTCAGCTTTGACATGACCCCAATAAATAGCCATATCTTTGATTAGGTTTTCTTTTTCCTCGTCTGTGAATGTGAAATCAAACGTCTGAAATTCTTGACCACCAAATAAGACAGCCAGAATGACACGATCAACTCGATGAACGGTTGCCTCGTGTAGAATTTGAGCATAATCAGCAGGAGGAATCCTATTAGTTTCCACATCAAACTTATTTCGTGAATTAATGTTGTAATTTTTTGCTTCCACAAGCACTCGACCATCAGTAGAAATAAAATCGAAATGGGAACGTAGCCAACTATGGTCAGGATGTGTGAGAGGGTAATCCGCATCTTTTAACTCCATTTTTAGTTTATCTTGTGCTAACCTACCAATAATGGGTTGCATGACATGACCCATCTGAACAGCCTCTATTTGAGACAAATCAGGGGGATCAATTTTGCCTTGTTTTTGCATGATGACCTCAACAGCTTTGCCATTCATGACTTGACGGGTGTCAGACGCCCACCAAGCGCTATTTCTTACTTCAGGTAGAAAATCATCACGATCATTTGCCATGTTTCATCTCCCATAGAATATCGCCAAGTGTTTCGAGTAGCTTTTCTAGTTTT